TCAGCCCTACCATCCCCATCAAAATATGCTAAATACTCAGTACCTGCCCCATTTTTTATGGCGAGTTGATCTGCTTGAATCCACATCTCATTTGGCAATTCGGATTCAATAATATTTCTAGTGCCATTGTGATAAATCTGTAGATCATTACCCGCACCAAACGTAGCCTTGTCGTTATCGCCAAAGGTCATGTCTCCAGAGGAAACAAAGCTAGTACCTGTAATAGCCCCCGCACTAAAGTTACCAGAGGCATCCCTAGCGACTAGTGTAGAGGCAGTATTGGCTGTATCGCTTTGCAGGTCTTCTGCGGCAGCAGTGACAAAAATAGTCGCGTTACCAGAGAGGTTAAGCAAAGACCCCGTGCTACTTTCATCAAGCGTACGGGAAAGCGTCGTACCCGACGCCGTATAAGTGCCCGTGCCTATTTCCCACGCAGTGCCGTCTTCTATGGTGTACCGGACAGTCTCGGCGTTTGCTACCCCAGCATCTGCAAAAGTCTGAAACCCTGCTATCGCAGAGCCAAGCGTAACTGTCCCTGTCCCCGTCGTAGCGGTGGACATTTTAGCTCTATTTACTAACGTCACCATAACTAGGGTCTCGAGGTTTAGGCAATACGGATAATAGCGTTGCTCGCATCAGCAGCAGGGAAGACAATAGTAAAGTCACCCGCAGTTGAAGTTTTGTCTGAGCCAAAATCCAGAACCGCAACAGCAGGGTTAGTGCCGCCGTCAGCCAAGTAGATCAAAGCGCCACGAGCAGTAATAGTCGCTGAAGACCATGTAGTGTCCGCAAAGTCTAAGAACGCTGTGGTGCCACTTGAAGCAGGGTTCGCTGAGATAGTCAGCGTGTTTCCGCCCGCAGTGTAGCCTGTGCCTGAGACTTCGTTAGTTACGCTGTATGCAGTAGTAGTCGCATCCAGTGTAGCCGCTGAAGTGAACAGAGCGATCTTGAACGTCTGTGCTGTACCGCTGCTGAAGTCGAATGTTCCGTCAAGAACACCAACTTTGAATGATGTTGCCATCGCTTGTGTAATAGCCATTTGTGTTTCCTCTTAATAAACGCTATTTAATTTTCCCGTATTGTTAAGATACGGCAGGTCTCCTAACTAGTCCGGTGCGGTAAGCGTCAGTGATTTCCTTCGCCTCTCCGAAGTTCTTGAGTGCGACCACGGCTTCCATAAACCGTTTGTCATAGTTCTGCATAAGATCTGGCTCACCTTTCATATAAGTGTACGCTTCGATGAGAGACCCATACAACATTGCCAACTCCGCGTTTTCACTGAGCCAAGTAGATGCACTATCTGCACCAGAAGTAAGGCTGTTAGGGCGGTAAAAATAATGCAGCTCCACAGTAAAAGTATCACTAGGGGTTGGGCTAACAATAAAATAGTCTGTGTTAAACAACGCATAATACTTAGGGTCACCCGTGGCTGTAGCATCAGGGTTATATTCTTGAACATAGTTTACATCTTTATAGTCCAAAAACACTTTGTTACCATTGCTGTCTGTATAGGACAACGAAAACGGTGCTAAAAAGTCGTTCGGGCAACCAAGATACTGGTTGCTCGCTGAAGTGTTCGCGGTAGCATTCTTGCGGAAAAACGTAAGCTGCACGTTTTTAAGTATGCGCTCCTCCGCTGCCCGTATAAATATAGGCAGGTTGTTGACAAAACTAGTCTCCGTGTTTTGGGTATAGTCTTGTATCGCTTGCTTTAACTCACCGTAAGTAAAACTCATGACGTAACCACCGTTACCCAACCAACACACCCGACACCGGTAACAGGGCCGAGCGACTCATTTTCCACAACGGGGATACCCACATACACATTGTAAGGCTCCACCCTATCTGTTCTAGGATTATGCAACGCTTGTGGATCAGCCGGTTTAGTGATCGGTTCTAGCTGAGGGTGTTTTGGCTCAAAACACTCTTGACAAACCTTAAACCCTGTCCACTCCACCTGCATACTTAAATAAGGGTATTGCTGCCCACATCGGTCGCAAATAGCTAAGGACTGTATCCCAATGGCATACGTCATTAGTACACCCCGTAATAATCTTTATTCGGTGTGAGCTTTAAATTAGCTCGGTCGCGGTCTTCACTTGCCGCTCTTTCAAACTCTTCTTCGTAAATAGCTTTTAAAAACTGGGTGCGGTCGGGTGCTCTTTTTAAACTAATATAGTAGGCCAAACCCGCCGCCAAACAGGGGTAAAACCTGAAAGGCATTTCTAATGTATTCTGTTGAGTATCTGCATCGTCTATACGAACTAACCTATCAAACACCAGAGTATACGCTTGGTCTGGTGTAGGCCATACATTCACATTAGGGTTTATCTGTCTGTCGACATAAAACTCAGTCGGCCTCGCTTGCGTGTTTTTGGTAGGGATGTTCAAAAACTCCTGCCTACTCACCCGCGATATACTAATATCTTGTTGGTTGCTTTCGCCTGCGTTAGTACGCACCACAGCAGACAAAATGTCTATTGTGTCCGTACCTAGACTATACGCGGCTGTCCCTTGAACTAAGCTCACCGAAGTCTGCTCAATCGTCCACCGATTAAGTCCTCTATTTGCCCAGTCTGCCAACATCAAATTGAGAGACCGCCGAGCGGTTTTTAGGTCGTAGCCGGTACGGGCTTCTATCCCACAACGCTCGAAGGCCTCCTCAACGTATTCGGCAACGTCAAGCTCAAAATCTTTTGAACCAGATACAGCCATCATTTATTCCTTATGAGCATGGCCCTTTGACCATTTTGCTACCAGAATCGCCACCGTAGCGCATTTTTTTACGCTTAGTAGATTCACCGTAGCCTCCCATTGCCATAGCTTTGCGGGGGGACTCCATCATTGAACCACCACCCATTTTCTTTTTACGATCTTTCATAGGAAAACCCTCTTGCATGTTCTTGTATGCTGCCGGAGAAATAGTTGACTCGCTTTTAGAGCGGGAAGTCCCTGCTTTTTTACGAGCATTTATGTTGTCGTACAGACCTCTTGCCATTGTAGTCACCTGCTTGGTTTCTTGTCCGCGTGTTATCGGCACTAGCCTAAACCTTTGAGTAGCTGCAAAAGTGTGTCGCTATTAACTAAACCACCAAAAACTACCGCACCAACTAAAACCCACTTAGCTTGAAACAAGGCTTTTTTGACATCCCGCATGTCGGTATGCAACTCTTCCACTTTGCTGTAAATATGCTTTTGAGTTGTACGCATTTCCGTGAACTCAATTTCAAGCTCGTGTACTGTTTTAGCCATCATTCCTCCACTTACCACGCTTTGCATGACCAATACCTTGCCGAAAATTTATCTTTGGCGGTATCGCAATTGTGCCTAGCGCGGAAGTTAGACCTACGTCCGGGAATGTTCTTTTTTATCGTCATGTTAGGGTCGCCAAAACGGACTAACTTGACCTCATCACCTTTTTTAGCCAACACCGCTGACTTTTTTGGGCCATTGGGTGTGCGTTTAGGCTTGTTGTATCCGGCAAATGTCTCCCCTCGGTAGGTTAGCCTACCGGAAGGGGTTCTTTTTACGTTCTTTGTACTAGCCATCTAATTCCGTACCATTCAAAATATAAGTAATATCTAACGTAGCAGAAGCGGTAATTGTCCCGCCTATACTGTCTGCTTGCGCCCGTACTTCAATATCGGTTTTTTCTGCAAAAGATATCGGGTTCCAATAACTAATCGCCGTAGAATTATTGGCTAATAAAACTCTGTCTTTTACTTGCATAACTTCGCCAAAAGGACGGCCCTCTAAAGTAAAAATGGCAAATTTACCCGAGCTAGAGGACGCTGAAACATCTTTTTGATGCAAATACGCCGTGTACCCTCTAGGCACTGTCCAAACACACATCAAAGTTTGATTATCACCAATTGCTATGGAGGCATACTTAGCCACCGGAACACCCGAAGCGGGTGTCGCTTCTGTCCCAACGTATAAAGTGCCTACATTTTCACCCGAACTTCCCGCTGAACGCACCACCATGCGAAATACCCGAATCCAATTAGACGCCTCTCCCAACTGAACGGCGCTTTGCCCGGCTAACGAAACCGTTACGTTTACTTCGTCATAGTTCGCGTCTAACCCGTACACCTGAACCGTTCG